CTTGGCCACAACAGTTGGGAACAACTATGTCGAACTACAGAACAGCGCTTCTGCTGACACTCTTGCTTGGCAAGCTGCTGACACAACACTCCAAGGCAACATCGACGCTGAAGCTGCTACTCGTGCTGCTGCTGACGCTGCAATCCAGGCTGATGTTGATGCAAATGAAGCTGCCATGGCGGCTGCTGACGCTGCACTCCAAGCACAAATCGATGCTTCTGCGGCAGACATCACAAACCTTACAGCGGATATGCAAGCTATGTACTTCCGTCATCAAAGAGATGATTTTGCGGTTGTCTCCTCTGGTGATTATGTAGCAACCATGTCTTTTGCTATGGAACCGGGCTCCTTGCAGGTATTTGTTAACGGTCTCTTAAAGAGAGAAACCGACGATTATACGTTAACACTCAGCGGCAGCGCTGCTGAATCTGTTACAGTCTTGGGTGCCGAAGCTGGTGACGATGTTGTCGTCATGGGTCAATTCCATTTCGAATTAGCTAGCTAGTATTCAATTCAGATAAAAGGTTGATATTTAGAGATAAATAACTCCTGGCCCTCCCATTTTTTGGGAGGGCCTTTTTTCTCATACTATTTAAAACTGAAAGATATCATAAGGAGACAAAAGATGTTCGAGGCAATAAAAAAATTCTTTAATTTCTCAGATAATAAACAACAAGAAGAACAACAAGAAGAACAACAAGAAGAACAACAAGAACAAATAATTGAATTACCAGAACAATTAGAAGTACCGTGGAATGATATTACACACTTAAAAAACATAGAAGTGTTTACAAGAAGAACTCATGAAGAAATAAAAGAGTTTTTGTATACAGCAAAACAAACAGAAGTTTCCCTTTATAAAAAGTTAGACAGACTTGCAGAAATTCAAAAAGAAAAATTAATAGAATTACATGAAAAATATAATGTTCCGCAAGATGGAAGTTATGATGTAGAATTACCAGCCACAACAGGCAGATCTGGATTTTTCAAAAAAGTAGGTAAATAGTCTTACTTAAAATATTTAAAGTGATTTTGAAAATCTAACAAACTATTTATAAAGTGAAAGTAAACTATATTGCTTATTCTTTATAGGATTAGGAGAAACTTTAAATGTCAGTTAAAAAGTTCAAGTTTGTATCGCCAGGTATTTTTCTGAATGAAGTTGATAACTCTCAGCTTCCAGCCGTGCAAGCGGACATCGGACCAATCGTAATCGGTCGCACAAGTCATGGTCCAGCTATGAGGCCAATCACAGTTCAATCACCTTCAGAATTTGTTCAGGTTTTTGGAAACCCAATACCAGGTGGAGCGTCAAGCGGTGATATTTGGAGAACTGGCAACCAAGTAGGTCCAACCTATGCAGCATATGCGGCAATGGCATACTTGAAAGCAGGCGTTGGTCCAGTGACTATGTTTAGGGTTATTGGTGAAGAGAATCCAGCCGCAACTGACGATGGCAAAGCAGGTTGGGACTGTGGAGGAACTGAAAGCACAGACCCAGCCCAAAACTGCATTGCTTTTGGACTTTTTGTGTCTCCTAGTGGCAGTAACTTATCTGCTGGTCTAGACAATACTGGTTCTTTGGCAGCGGTTATTTACACTACTGGCTCAATGCTTGCGCTAAATACTGACGGAGCCAATTCTTATCAGTATGCTTATTTAGTCGATTCGCTTGGAGCAAGCGGTGAATTTGGGCTTCTCGTTGGTGAATCTGCTGTCGATAAAACCACTTTCAGATTTAATTTTAATCCAAATTCAGATAAGTTTATCAGAAATGTACTTAATACAAACCCACAATTAACCAATAGTTCTTTTGTTAATAGTTCTAGCTTGAAATTGAAAGAAAACAAGTACTGGTTAGGTGAAACTTTCGAAAGAGATTTAGAAAGAAAAGGTATTTTAACTGGCGATACTCGAGCAATTTTACTTCCATTATTTAGTGGTTCAGTGTATCATGATGACCATAGAGAATCCTTTCAATATGCAAAAACTGGTTATTTTTTCGGGCAGATGCTATCTTCTGATTATGCAAGCTATAGCATCGAAAATATGACAAGATTATTCAGAGTTATTGCGAGAGATGGCGGTCGATGGTCACAAGATAATTTAAAAATTTCTGTTGAAAATATTAAAGCTTCAACTAATAAATCTGATCCATACGGAACTTTTTCACTCGTTATCCGTGCCGCGTCTGACCGCGATAACGTTGTCCGCGTAATAGAACAATTTACAGAACTTAATTTAAATCCATCTTCTCCAAATTATATCGCTAGGGTTATTGGAGATTCATATGAAGAGTACGATTATGAATTACAGAGGGTCAATAGATACGGTCAATATGAAAATAATTCGAAATATGTCCGCGTCGAAATGAATTCTGATGTAGAAAATGGAATGCTTGATGATAGACTTTTACCTTTTGGTGTTACTGGTCCATTAGTTTATAAATCAGTTACAATCACAGAAGGGGGCACTCTCGCCAGTTCAACCAACCCACAAGCAGTCTTAACACTCTCTAGTTCGCTTCTCTATCCCCCTTTGTCAAGCTTGATCACCACACCAGGTAGCTGGGGCGTCCCGAGTGTTGACCAGGCAGGCATGGAGTTGAAATTGGAATACCCAAGCACAGCAATTCGCGCAAGTGCTTCTGCTGGAAACTTAGCTGATCAAAGAGATGCTTCGTTTGGCTTACAAACAACAATTGCCCCAGGATCTTCTAGATATGATAGTGGATATGTTGACTACCTATGGAGAATGCCAGTAGGTGTAACTGGTGAAGATTCTGTCCAGGGAGTTTACGGTGATTCTAAAGTAGAATACAGTTGGCAAGTTTCTTTGGACGATATTGTTGTGACTGGCAGTCAAAATCAAAATGTATATTGGGAAGCTGGATCTCACCAGATAGGCACATCGTTTACTGCTCTTAGCGGAGCAACCGCCTTGCTGGATCTTGGATATAACAGCATTACTGCTCCATTATATGGTGGTCATGATGGTTTTGACATCAAGGAAGCGGAGCCTTTAAGAAATAAACTCTTAACAAGCAAAACGGAAATAAATAGTGCCCCCTACAATACATTAAGGCGCGCCATTGATTCTGTGAGAGATCCAGAATTTGTAGAGTGCAACGTTATGACGATTCCTGGATTAACAGATGAATCTTTGACCAGCCATTTATTGGACGTCTGTGAAGATAGAGGAGATGCATTGGCAATCATAGATTTACCAGATGTATACACACCATTCACAGATAGTACTTTGAACTTCAAAGATAGAATTCAGAATAATCCAGCTACTGCTGTTACAGACTTGAGAGATCGTGGAATTAACAGTTCCTACGGATGTACATATTATCCTTGGGTTCAAATTAACGATACTGTCTCTAATCGACTTTTATGGGTACCACCTTCAGTTATCGCACTCGGAACATTGGCTAATTCCGAAGCAAAAAGCGACGTATGGTTTGCACCTGCTGGTTTCAATCGCGGAGGCCTTTCTGATGGATCCGCAGGCTGGCCTGTTTTGAATGTCACAAAAAGATTGACATCCAAAGACAGAGACGCTCTTTATGAAGCAAACATTAACCCGATTGCTTCCTTCCCATCTGAAGGGATTGTAGTATTCGGACAAAAGACACTACAAGTTACGAGATCTGCTCTTGATAGAATTAACGTCCGCCGTCTCTTGATTTTAATTAAAAAGCAAGTTTCCAGAATTGCCGCTGGGGTTCTTTTTGATCAAAATACACAAGTTACTTGGAATAGATTCTTGGGTGAAGTAGAACCATTCCTTGCTGGTGTTAAATCTGGATTAGGTTTGAGTGAGTACAAAGTTATCCTTGATGAGACAACAACTACACCAGACTTGGTTGATCAGAATGTTATGTATGCGAAGATTTTCCTTAAGCCAGAAAGAGCTATTGAATTCATCGCAGTTGATTTTGTGATCACAAACTCTGGCGCGTCATTTGATGACTAAAACAAAATTGGATACTACTTACATTACAGAAACAAAGGAGAAATAACATAATGGCATTCTGGACAGATGCGAGATTACAAGATCCCAAAAGACAATATAGATTTTTGGTCACTCTAGGTGGCATGTCTAATGGAGCAACGTGGTATAGCAAGACTGCAACAAAGCCCGAATTAAGCTTCACTACGGTCGAGCATAATTATTTGAATCACAGGTTTTACTATCCTGGTCGTGCAGAGTGGTCCGAAGTAACTGTTACTTTGGTTGACCCAGTTTCTCCTGATGCCGCATCTGAAACAGCAAAAATTATTCAAAATAGTGGTTATAATCCTCCAAAGAATTCGAATGACGCAACAACTATTTCCAAAAGAAAGGCTGTTGATGCTTTGAATACTGTTGTTATTTCTCAGATTGATGATGAAGGTAATGCACTTGAAAGCTGGACTTTGAGAAACGCTTTTATCACTAATGTTTCATATGGACAGCTAGACTATTCCAGCGATGATATGACAGAAATTAGCTTAACTATTCGTTATGATTTCGCAGAACTCAAGGCAGGTGGAGACACCTATTGGAGCCTTGGTTCACAATAAAATAATATTTTAATAAGAGGTGAAAATTGGCTAGAGATAATTCGAAGAGACTCAAATCTTCAAATGATCCAGTTGTAAATTCAAACACGCAAGCTCCACTAACCTTTTCTACTCCCACTGAATTTGTTGAACTACCTTCTGGTGGGAAGTTTTATGCCGAAGGACATCCTTTGCATAACCAAGAGGTTGTGGAAATTCGTTATATGACAGCAAAAGATGAGGATATTCTTACCTCTCAATCTTTGCTGAAAAAAGGTCTTGCGATTGATAGATTATTACAAAACGTTATTGTCAACAAAGATATAAATGTTGATGATTTGTTAATTGGTGACAAAAATGCTATTATTGTGGCATCAAGAAAAACAGGATATGGACCAGAATATGAAACACAAGTTACATGTCCGGCTTGCTCAAAGACAAGCAAGAACGTATTTGATTTAAATCAGTTGACAATCAAGACAGGCGAAACAGAAGATGAAGGTATCGTTTTTCAAGAACAAACTGCAACTTATTTTCTGACTACTCCAGCAACAGGTGTAGAAGTAGAGTTAAGATTGTTGACAGGTACTGATGAGAAATATTTATCACAACTTGCTGCCAACAAGAGAAAAAGAAATCTTCCAGAATCTACCTTGACAGATCATTTACAAAGAGTTATAGTATCAGTTAATGGGCATGGTGATCCTATTTCTATTAAGTCTTTCGTAGAGAATATGCCAGCAAGAGATTCTAGATATATAAGATTAGCTTACGAACAAATATCCCCCAATGTCGATCTAGCTCAGGGATACTCATGTGGAAATTGTGGATTTGAGACGGATCGAATGGAGGTGCCGTTTACGGCAACGTTTTTTTGGCCTGGACGATAAATATATTGAATCAGTTTACGAAGAGTTCTTTATATTAAAATATCATGGCGGCTGGTCTTATGTGGAAGCATACAACTTGCCAATTCCAATTAGAAGGTGGTTTTTAGAAAAACTAGTCAAACAAATGGAGATGGAAAGTAAAGCTATCGAAGAGGCTAGCAAAGGAAATAAACAAAGAAGATAAGAGAGGTCAGCTAAATGCCGACCTCTTTTTAAATCTTTAACTAATTAATATATAACGAGGAGTACCAAGGCTTGGAACACTTGAATGAAGGCGATATAGCAGAAGTCGTTATTGATCTCGAGCAATTGAAAAATAATGACCAATTAAATGAAAGTTTTTTGAGAATGATGGGCTTTTGGGTTGAGAACATCATGAAAGGCATGTTTGGGGTGCCATTTGTACCAGGAAAAGTTCGTGGAAAAACTGGTGATGTAAAGGCTTTTGCTCGTGCGCTTGGCAATGAAAAGAAATATATTGAAGCTGCCAAGAAATATGGTTTAGACAATCCGCAAACTTATAAACAAAAATCCAGACTAGAAAAAGCTATTAATGCTTTTGAGGGTAAGACAGGCATTAAGTGGCCGTTTAAATAAGGAAAAAGTTATTAAATGGCTGATGAACTTGAAAAAAAACTAAAAGCTATTAGACAAGAACTAGAAGGTCTTGGCGCTGGAACCGAAGTAGGCATTGTTAAGCTAGAGGCCTATATAAAAAAATTAACTGAGAGCAGCGAGTCAATTCAAGAAAATGCAGAAGAGATTGTCAAAGCAAGAAAACTTCTTGATGAATATACCGAGTCGACAAATAAATCCTCATCTTCTGTAGATAGATTTACAAAATCAATAGCTGGTGCGCTGGGAATTAATGCTAATTTTGATGACAGTCTTTTAGGAACAATTGCTAGTTTTGGAAAAATGGAAGGTGCTTCCGATGCCCTTGCTGAAAGATTTGGTAAGACTTTCACTGCCGCCAATATTGGGGCTAGTGTTCTTGCAAAAGTAGCAGAAACGACCGCCTTATTGACATATACGACTGATGAGGCCATTGCTTCTTTCAATGTATCTACTGGCGCTGCTAGGTTGTATGCTAATGAAATTATCTCATTAAATAACGATTTGTTTTTAAGTGGTGTCACGGCAGGTGACGCTGCAGCAGCTTTCGCCGCAATGAGCACTAATATTACAGATCTAAAAAATATCTCACCATCTTCTAGAAGAGAGATATCAGAAACTGTTGCTATCTTGAATGAAATGGGAGTTAATGCTGATACAACAACATCAAATATTCAATTTATGCAAAAATCTCTGGGGTTAGCAGTATCAGAGAGTACTGGATATCAAAGAGAATTATTTGTTCTAGCCCGAGAAATTGGAATGCCTCCAGCAGAGATGGCAGAAAATTTCAGAAGTGCCGCCCCTCAACTGGCAGCCTTTGGTAAGTCAGCAGGTAAAGTCTTTAAAGATTTACAACTCGCAGCCCGAGCATCCGGATTGGAAGTTCAAGAACTCTTAAATATCGTTGGACAATTTGATACATTCGAAGGCGCTGCTGAATCTGTGGGAAAATTAAATGCCATTCTGGGCGGACCATTCTTGAATTCTATGGAAATGGTAATGGAAACAGACCCAACCAGAAGAATGCAGATGTTATCAGATGCTCTCAATAACGCAGGAAGAAGCTTTGACGACATGACATATTATGAAAGAAAAGCAATTGCTGCAGCCGCTGGGTTAGATGATGTAAACCAACTTGCTCTTGTCATGGCTGGTAATTTCGAAGGTGCCGGAATAGAAGTAAATAAGAGCGCTAGTGAAATTCAAGAAATGGCAAACCGCCAAAAAGAATTTAGTTCCATTACACAAGACTTAACAGAAATAATGATGTCGTTTGCTATGAGTGTCCGTCCTGTTATAACATTTGTTAAAGAATTATTGTCTGTTACTGAAAACTTTATTAGCTCTTTCAATGAAACAGGGGAAGCCATTACTGGCGCGGAGAGGAGTTTTGGCTCTTTGATGACGACCCTTGGGGCAGGATTTATTGGTATAGCAGCGGGTGCTGGGATTATCTCTGGACTAGGTACGGTTATATTCTCTATAGGATCCGCCATTGTGACTGGCACTGTTGGCCTAGCAGCAAGTATACTAGGTATAGGCACCGCCGCCGCAACAGGTGGGGCGGCAGCAAGCGTAGGTGCGGCAGGGATGCTAGCATTCGGCGCTGCTGTTTTGGGCATCGGCGCTGGTATAGCCCTGGTGATAAGTAGTCTAGCAAAATTAAAAGAATCTTTCGCAGCTAATCCAGCAGAAGAAATGGCAAATGCTTTCAAGGGCATGGACTCAAAAATATTTGAATCTATAGAAAGTGTCGCAAATACAAGCACAATAGAATCATTAAAAATGCTTACTGCTGAAATAGACAACATGGCCATAGCTTTAAAGAAAATAGATGAAGTAGAAAATCTAAAAGCCATAGCTGAAATGTCGAAAACCAGAGGAGCAGCAAATTTAATTATGAGAGCAAATGTCACTCAGACACCAGCAAATAATATGACACCAATGAATCCGACGCAACAATCTGTTCCTTCACAGATTAATGTGACTTTGCAATTAGATGGTCGAGAATTGGGCAACAAAGTAATTAGCCTTGTAGACAACAAATAGGAGAGACCAGTATGTCATCATTCATGGATATCAGTGATTTATACGCAAATCGATATGAAACTATTATAAAATTCACACATGTCTGGTCTGGTGAGACGATCTCTTTTAAGGCCTTTTTAACAGCGTATTCCGATGATTATAAGACAGAGTGGAATTCAGAACAAGTATTCGGAAGAAACGATCCTATTCAAACATTCAAAAACACAACAAGAACTATAAATATAGGGTGGGACGTTCCAGCAGCAGATTTCAATGAAGCTGGTAAAAACATGAACAAGGCATCAAAACTTGTAAAATTTCTTTATCCAAATTATAGAAAAACAGGAGAGGTTCAAACAATTGCTAAGCCTCCTTTGATGAGAGTATCATTTATGAATCTAATCCAGGGAACCAATCCCACCGGGCTATTGTGTACTATGGATGGGATTAGTTTTTCTCCAGATTTGGAAGCAGGCTGGTTTGATAGAATTGAAAACGCAGAATCTAACAAGGGGCTATATCCAAAGTTATTAAATTTTTCAGCCAATTTGGTTATCTTACACGAAGAGACATTAGGATGGGATGAGGAAGATCAATGGGGTGCTAATGAGAATTTTCCATTCTTGCCGCAAGGGACTTATTTTTCTGATGAGACTTATTTAAATAATTTTGATAGTTCAGGAAAATTCCCCCCACTCGCAGGCGTATTCAATAATCAACAACTTACAGATGTTTCAGCAAATCAATTATCAGAAAATCAATCTCAAAATATAAGCGATGAAGATTCTCAAAAAAAGAGAATAAGTCTTGGAAGACAAACTAGAAAAGCTATCGAAGCTAGTGGAGAAGATTTCAAACAATCGGATTCATCAGAAATCGAGATTGATCAAGAGGCATCACAGGGATCTAATACTTCTGCAGATGGCCATGATATAAAAATCTTTGATCCCACGAAGGGAACCGCTGAAGTTATAAAAACATATTCAGAAAATAATTAGGAGAAAATAGGTGTCTTATAATAGATATGGTAAATCAAATATTGTAGTAAACGACGACCCTCTTTATAAAGAAATGAGGGACGATCGTGATGTTAAACAAATAAGACAATATGTTTCTCCTCGATTTTACCGCTTGACTAGTGAGGATTTAAACTCTCTTGATACAGTTAAACACATTTGGACGAAAGGTGATAAGTTATATAAGTTAGCGCACAAACATTATGGTGATTCTAATTTGTGGTGGGTTATAGCATGGTTCAATAACGTACCAACTGAAAGTCACATAAATTCTGGAGATCAGCTTGGGATACCATTTCCACTGGATAGAATATTAGGTTTTTATTCGAGGGGTCAGTAGATGTCCGAGTTTATAAATAAAAAGATAAAAGAACTAGAAAATAGTCCAGCACTCAAAGCAGATGCAGAGAGGACACACGCTAAAATATTGGATGGAAGTTGGTGGGATCTTCGATATCCCGATCAAAATTCGATAACAAACGTAAACACATGGTCACGAATACGAGAAGTTCCAGCACGCGACAGCGAATTTGCAGCCCTATCCCATCACAATGCAGCCTACAATTTTTGGTTAGAGAATTATCGAAATGAAGGTGCCATACCAGAAGAAGAATTTTTGAAAAATTTTGGAATAGAGGGTCTTCCATATCCATCGATAAGAAGGCCGAATTATTTGACAGAAGAAGAGTTTTTTTATCAAGCTAGGAAATTTTGGGCGGCGTTCATAGGTATCGATGAATTTTTAACTCATGCAGGAATATACCCAACTTTTGAAGAAATTTTATTTAATGCCTACCTCAATAGCTCCAGGTATTTAGCAATACAACAATACGAAGATGAAATCCGAAGACAACAAAATGAAAATCTAGAGGTAATCGGTCAACGCCGGTCTCTTAAAGATGGTGTCGTCCTCGACTCCGGAGAGACAAAGATCATTGACCAAGCACGTGCAAACGAGCTTGATAGACTACAAAAAAGACTAAAAGAGGGAGTATTTGACGAATTTGATGTTGCTTCTCTTACTGGAATCGGCCTCGGTGATATAATACGTCGAGCAAGAGTAAATCAGCAAGCATTGTTATCTAACTTTTTAGAGCCATTTAAAGAAGTCAACAGGGTCAGACAAGAAGGAATTTTGTTAAAATCTCCAGGAAATCAAGAAATGTATATGCTGGATGGCAATCCTTTAGTGTTGGTCAACAAAATGATACATAATCAGGGTGCCGATGAATTTGTCAACATTAAAACAAGTGAATTATCAAGTCTTGTCCCTATGATACGGTTATTTAAAGTTTATCGTGATAAAGATAAAAAAACAAGACAAGTAGAGATATCCTTTGATACCTTTACGGATGTGAGAGAAAAGAAAGTTCTTGATACCCGCCGTGCCTCCTCTGTTGGAATAAAATCTTTCGATTGGAGTTTGAATGCCACAGATCCAGCAACCATCAGGGACGACATTGAAGCAAAATTAGTCTTATATTTTCAGAGTTTCGACGACTTGACCAGAGACAATGGAGATTTTCAGTATCAAGATTTGTTAGTTAGACCAGCAGTAGATAGAAGGATGGATGAAGACATCAATGATCCAAGTTTTTATGAAATAAAAGCTGTTGTGGGTTGGCACCCCTTGGATTCAACAAAGACAATGAGTAAGAGTATGTTGGATGCTTGTACTAATCAGCAATTAGCACTTTTTTTGACCTTGAAGGATCATGAATTTAACTTTACACAACAGGGAACTTTTGAATTAACGATAACATATCGAGGAAGACTAGAACAACTGGTTCAGGATCCAAGGTTTGACGTCCTATCTAGCGAAAAGGGTAAAAATCAAATAGATAAACTTCGAGAAGAATTGAGCATGCTCCAAAAAAGATGCGAAAGTGATCGTGGTGAAGGCTATAAAAAGAGAGTGAAAGAACTAGAAGAGTTAATAGCCAATATTAAAGTGAGACAAAAAGATGAATTTGCACAATCTCTGATGACAACCATGACAGAAAACGGAAATATTCACTTGCTAACGAAATATACAATCCAAGACCTTGCTGAATTAACAGATTTTGAATATATTCCAGATAGCAAGAAGATATCTCAAAATGATGTTTCTGATAGTTTACTATTTACTGAAATATCTAAAGAAACAGGAGATTCTAGAAACGAAAGTTTAATGAATATAAATTATGATTCCCAAACTGCCGAAGAGATTTTTGAAAAACTAGAACAACAACAAAATCAGGATGATACGGGAGTTAGAGAGATAATGCCAATTGCTTGGTTTTATTTTGGAGATTTAGTAAAGGCTGCTATAAAACATACTCTCAATATAAACAGGGTATCAGAAAGTAATAATCAAGATAATCAAATAATACAAAATCAAATAGCGAAAAATGTAAATATTTTATTGGGATCGATTACGGTCAATGAGAATAATGCCGAAATAACTGTTAATTTAGCAGACTTACCAATATCTATGAATTTGTTTACCAAGTGGTTTAATACATATATCGTAGAACCGGAGCGCTCAAATTTACCTTTTATCCAGTTTATGAGAAGTGCGGTAAAAAATCTGGCTATTGAGAGTCTTCGTTCGCCTGCTTCAGCGAGAGTTGGATCTCCAAAAGCAGGAGTGTTTATTGATAAAAGTACTACATTCTCGATACCCAGCAATAATCCTGGAGCTAGTTCAGAGGGACAAATAGGCCAGAATCCTTTGGATAAGTTTGGTAAACCCTCGGGCGAACAATCGAGATTCATCAAAGCGGCATACGAAGAATTGGGCATTTCAAAAGATATAACCATAATAGAAACCGCAGAATCAACTCACATAATAAAAATAGATGAGATGAATCTTCTGAATTCTTATAACATCATTGGAGACAGAACACAAGTAAAAAATATGACTATTGACAATTCTTATCACTGTATGATGTTTTATGTGCAGACTGATGTTGGGTTCGGAAAATTAAGTGGAAACTTTAAAGACGATAGAGAAAACGGAGTACAACATTTATATATTGGAGCAGATCGCGGAATCTTGAAAGAGGCTAATTTTTCTAAAAATGAACAACCTTTCTTGAGAGAGGCGAGAACGCAGTTAAACGGATTGAATCCCTTGGCACAATTAGCGGCAACTTACGATGTCAATCTGAAACTCGTTGGTAATACAATCTTTTGGCCAGGTCAATATGTTTATATTAGCCCAATAGGATTTGGTACTGGACTCGGAGAACCACAGACGCGCGGCTCAATATCAAATCAACTAGGCCTTGGTGGATATCATCTGATAACAAATGTTCAGTGCTATATAGAAAGTGGTAAATTTGAAACTTCTGTCAAAGCACTCTTCGAAACTTCTGGAGATGGTAGATCCAACATCGATAGAGAAATAGATAAAAATAAAACCTGTAAAGATAATTAATGTTATGCCGATTGATAAAAGATTTATGAATGCCAAAAATAATTTAAAAGCTTCTGAGCTTTTTGATAAAAGGCTTATATACAAATCCTTTGCATACTCAGAAGACGATAACCCAACTTTATTTGTCGATCTTTATCCGATAAGACAATTTATGGTGAATGAAAATTATTTGTATGGTAGAATAGACGATCTCTTTAGCCCAGTTGTACCAAGAAAAGAAAGAATGCTCCCATTGGAAACAGGAACAAGTCAGCATGCTCTTGATTTTGTTGTTTTAGCATTCACAAACATGAAAAAGAAAATAGAAAAAGAAATTGCTGCGGGAAATATACCAACGGATACTTTCTTTTCAAGACTAGAGGTTGTTAAATCTTATGAGGATGCCAATGTCTCATATAACCAGTGGTTAAACACAATAAGAGATTCGTTTTTGGATAACATGATAAAGAGAAATTTAAATAATAAAATTGACAACTTCGATACATTCTTGGGAATATTCCGAGAACACCTGACCAAAGTTACCAAAGATGTATATCCAGTTACTTTCTCATCTTTTATGATGGGCAGAAAATCAAACATAAGAAATACTGGACTTGTTGTTGAAATAGCCAATAAAGACTTTTCTGAAGATGAACAGAAAATTGATTTCATCAATCAGGATTATTTTGATTATTATGTCAAGCTGGCCGAACAATATGGCTTTTTTATAGATTATGAAGCACCTTGGAGATTGGTTGCGAATATAGTTTCTAAGCCTATGAAGCGCGCCATCTCTGATTTAAATGGTGATTACACAACTTTGGGTTCCTTTTTCCAAAATTATTATCAAAAGATTGAAGGTCAAGATCTGATTATACTAAAGAATCTAGCTTTTGCAACTTACACAAATTATATCGACACTACGCCAAATTTTTCTGATGTTACTACCATCAATGGTGTAGCAAAGAAAAGGTTAATAACAAGACAACCAATCACATTTAAAAAAATGAATGAAGAATATAGTGATGTGTTTTGGATGAATTATTATATCGATATAAAGAATTCTGAAAAAAGTCTAAACTATGATAGAAATCAGATTGATAATATAAAACGTGAAGCATCATTGACACAAAAAATAAGTACGCCAGTTGCTATTAAATATATTAATGACAATTTCAGAGATATTCCATCGATTGAAGGCTCTTTCTACTCTGATTTGATAAAGGGACAATTTTCTGTTGACAGCCAAAAGAAAACAGGTTATAATAAGTTCATACAGAAAGTAGTAAGAAACTATAGGCGCAAAACGGAGTAAGATTGTTATTTCAGGCACTTGATGAAAAGAAGAAGTGTGCTGGCATTTATGTCGGTGGGGAATTGTGTTTTGGAGATATCTCGCTAGATCATTTATCCAGAACATGGTCTTATGCTTCTTTTTTGGAAGATCGAGATATCGAATACGCTAAACTTTATTGTGGCGGGTTAACGCTGCGAGAAGCATGCCCCGAGGCTCTAAAACCACGCTGGGAGGCGATAGAAAATAAATTCAAAGCATTCATTAAATCTTTTCATACTGCGCGCGTATCGCTTAATGAGAATTGTTTTTTTGATTTGGTTCCTGATAAATATCTTTTGGAAATGTGTTATATTAAAGATGAAATTTGTCGTCATGTATTTGAAAATTACGAGAAGCCATCTGATTATGAATATAAGCTTGAATTGACAAAGGTATTATCGAAAATCAAATCCCAGCCTTTAAAGATAAACTCAAGAAATCTATTGATGTTTAAACATAAACATCGACAGTTTGCAAAAAAATTAAATAAAATTGAACCTTATTGTAAATTCAATATCGATGGTGCCAAAACAGGGCGATTGACCACAACTCCCAGTGGGTTTCCAATACTAACTTTAAACAAAGAATATAGATCAGTCATCGAGCCTCATAATGATTTCTTTATTGAATTGGATTTCAATGCGGCAGAGTTGAGAACCCTTTTGGCCCTTCAAGGAAAAGAGCAGCCAAAAGAAGATATACATGAATGGAATGTTAGAAATGTGTTTGACAATAAATTAACCAGAGAAGAGGCCAAAAAGAATATTTTTGCTTGGCTATATAATCCTCAAAGTCAAAACACTTCATGTAGCAATGTTTACAACCGAGAAAAAGTGGTACAAAAGTACTTCACTCAGGGCCAAGTGACGACCTTTTTTGCCAAGATTATTCCTTCCGAAGAGAGAACAGCATTAAACTATATCATTCAAAGTACGTGCGCAGAGAACGTTCTAAGACAGATGATAAAATTAGATAAGTTGCTTAAGGGTAGAAAATCTTTTATATCTTTCCCTATTCATGATTCTGTCGTAATAGATTTTTCTTTAGATGATAAGCGTATATTGACAGAAATTATAGACACGTTTTCACAAACAGAGCTTGGTGATTTTCTTGTAAATGTGAGTGTTGGAAAGAATTTTGGAAACTTAAAAAAGATGGAGATATGATTTGAATATTGTTGGATTGGGTCAAGCTGGGTGTCGCATAGCTGAAGCTTTTGGTGATTATCCTCAATATAATGTGTTTAAGATAGACAATGATATTGAGGGAAAAAATTGTTATAAGATACCAAAGTGTGAAACAGCAGAAGAGTACGACCAAGTAAAGCTTCCAGGGGCATCTAAATTCCTCAAGAAGATAAAAGGTGATACCTTATTTGTCATCGGAGGCTCTGGTGCGATTTCGTGTGCTTCTTTAAAAATCCTGCATTACATGAAACAAAATACAATAAAAATATTTTATATCAAGCCTGACGTAGAGATGCTTGGAGAGACGCAAGCTTTGCAAGAAAGGGTAGTAAGGGGGGTTCTGCAAGAGTATACTAGATCTGGTGTGTTTGAGGAGATGTATATTATATCCAATAAAAACCTAAATGATATTGTTGGAGGTGCTCCAATTATTGGGTATTACGAGAAATTAAATGAACTCCTGGTCCCAACGATGCATATGATAAACGTATTTAATAATGTGGAACCAGTTTTTGGAAAACAAGATAAACCAAAAGAAACACACAGGATTCTAACAATAGGTTTGTACGACATAGAAAGAGATGAAGAAAAAATGTTTTTTCAGCTTGACAATGTAAGACACAGATGTTATATTTATGGAATAAACGAAGACAAACTAAGAAATGATGGTAAGCTTTTGAATAAAATAACAAAGCAAATGAAATCGAAACCAAGTGAAAATTTAAAAATAAATTATATAGTACACTCAACAGACTATGAATATGATATAGGATATGTCATTGAGCGCACTCCACACATACAAATTGAATCAAGATAAAAAAGTTTAACAAAAGTCTTGACATCCTGACTTAAAGGGTGTTATAATAACAGAAGTAATTGAGAGATTACTACAAACAAAAAAACTAGCGGGACGAGAGATTTGTCGTCTTGACTATAGCCAAATGGCAAAAGGAGAAAAAATGGGATTAGATTTAGATAAAATTCGAGCGCGTCTTGATAACGCGACTTCAAACACGAAAGCTGGAGGGTCGTTTTGGCGTCCATCCGAAGGGACGCAAGTTGTTCGCATCGTTCCTACAAAAGATGGCGACCCATTTAAAGATTATTGGTTTCATTACAATCTTGGTCAAGAGCAACGTGGAGGATTCCTTTGTCCAAACAAAAATCATGGTGAAGAGTGCCCAATTTGTAACTTCAAAGATCAATTGTGGAAAGAGTATAACGCCACACAGGATCCAGACACCATGAAACTAGCAAAAGACATGACGCCACGTCAAAGGTTTTTCTCGCCAGTTTTAGTTCGAGGAGAAGAGTCAGAAGGTATTCGAATTTGGGGATATGGTAAAGAAGCGTACACCTCTTTACTGAATCTTGTTCTAAATCCAGAATATGGAGATATTACAGATATCGATAATGGAACCGACCTCACTCTGACCTATGGTAAGCCTCCAGGAGCAAATTTTCCAAAGACAACACTAACTCCTCGACGTCGAACGAGTGTCTTGTGTGATGACGCAGTTGGTGGCGATGATGAGTGTAATCGACTTTTGGACAATGTTCCTAATTTTGATAATGTGTTTGTCAGTAAAACAACAGAAGAAGCACAAGAAGCACTCGATTCTTTTATGAACTCGCTCGATGGAGAAGCATCAGAATCAGATGTATATGTTCCGGCAGACAACCCACCTCAAGAAACTTCTGGTGTTCTTGCAGCGTTTAACGAACTTACGGAAGGGTAAGTTCAACAATTAACCTCCACCCTCCACCGCAGGGAGGCACGGGTTATAGGTGCCTCATTTTAAAATTAAGGATATATAATGTCAAAAGTAGAAAAAGGAAATTATGTTAAAGTTCATTATCGCGGCGCACTCGCGAGCGATGGTACTGAGTTCGACAATTCTCGCTCTAGGGGTGAGCCGCTGGGCTTTCAAGCTGGTGTTGGCAATCTAATTCCAGGTTTCGATAGCGCGATTTTGGGCATGTCTGTTGGGGAAAATAAGACAGTAACAATCGATCCAGAAGACGCATATGGTCCTATTCGACCAGAAGCAAAATTAGAAATCGGCAATGAACAATTCCCAGAAAATCTTGAATTAACTATTGGGATGCCCGTACCATTGACTACGCCGGAAGGGCGAGATTTCGTAGGAACAATTGAAAAATTAAATGAAAATTCAGTTACTCTTGACGTAAATCATCCGCTTGCTGGGCAGCAATTGGTTTTTGAAATTGAGTTGCTGGAGATTTCAGAACAAGAGTGAAATAAAAACCGCAGGTAGGCACGGGTTTATAGGTGTCTTATTTATTTATGGAGGATTACAATGGCAAAAAAAGCAGCAGGAAAGCTCTCTTTCAATGAAATGCAAAAGTTAGTTAACAAAAAAGCGGGTATGAATGTCGCACACAATCTCAAGAAAGAAAACCCAACACAAGTCACAAAGTGGATCCCAACAGGGTCTCGCTGGCTTGACTCAATTATTTGCAGAGGTAAACTAGCGGGCATTCCCGTAGGAAAGATAACAGAGATTGCAGGTTTAACTGGCACAGGCAAGTCGTACATGGCTGCGCAAATTGCGTCAAATGCACAAAAGATGGGTGTTGACGTCGTTTATTTTGATTCTGAATCCGCTATTGATCCCACATTCCTTGAAAATGCTGGCTGTGATTTGGATAAGATACTTTACATTCAAGCAGCATCTGTGGAATTTGTCTTAGAAATGATAGAAGAACTATTGGGATCAGACAATCAATTTTTGTTTATTTGGGACTCTCTGGCTCTTACACCAGCCATTTCGGATATCGAGGGAGATTATAATCCAAACTCTTCAATTGGTGTCAAGGCAAGGATTTTATCGAAAGGTATGTCAAAATTAGTGCTACCAATTGCAGATTCTGGAGCAACATTATTAGTATTAAACCAATTAAAGGATAATATCACTCGTTCACCAAGTGAGGCGATGACTACCCCCTATGTTACTCCCGGTGGAAAGACATTACCGTACTCATATTCTCTACGAATTTGGCTGACAGGGCGCAAAGCAAAAGCTAGTTTTGTTACAGATGATAATGGGTTTCGAATTGGTTCAGAAGTCAAAGTTAAGTTAGAAAAATCTCGATTTGGAACTCAAGGAAGAAGTTGTAATTTCAGAATTCTCTGGGGAGGAGACACGGTGGCCATCCAGGATGATGAATCTTTATTTGACGCTGTAAAAGGATCTGATAATATCATTCAATCTGGTGCTTGGTATACAATGGTTTATGAAGATGGGTCATCAGAGAAATTTCAGGCATCTAAATGGGTTGAGAAGATGCAAGAAGATAAATTTCGACAAAGAGTTTATCAAATTATTGACGAAGAAGTGATTATGAAGTTTGATAAGCGGCTTGGAAAAGCAGAAGATTATTATGACACCGATGAAGAAAACGATTTTGTAGATGAAAACGATAACATTGAAATTTGAGGAAAAAATGAAAACTATCTTTAAATATGTACTATTGGCCATCGCGATCGTATATCCACCATTCGAAGAAGAAGCAGCCGCCTCGACACAAGAATATGTCGAGGTGTGCTCTATCCAAAGGATTTGGATACCACCAGGAGAGAGTGATAAGGGATACCCCTATCTTGGGTATTGGACGACGGTGAGAATCTGTGGCTTAAAGATTCTTCCAAAATTGAAAAACGAGCAAGCCGAAGAGAGAGAGGAAGAAAAAGAAGAACAAACTTAGATAACTTAATTATTGCTTGTCCGACTGACTATATTATAATATGTCAGACAAGATGCGAAAGATTAAATTTGAAAAGCTCATGAGTGAAGTTGAATTTTTGCAAAAAGATTTAGAGTATCATGAGATATTGTTCGAGGAAAAACAAGCAGAATTTGGTGAAAAGTTTCATGAAAAAATAGGATCTGGTGAAGAACTGGAGAGGACAGCCCCCAAAATCCAAGAAATTGGAGAAGAAATTGTCAATGCTACAAAAACAAAAGCAAGCAAAAGAAGCCACGAGATCTTCAAAAAAATAGCCATAAAGACTCACCCAGATAAATTAGTTAATCTCGCCCCAGAACAAGCAAATAAGTTAAAAGATAGCTTCCTAGAAGCATCAGATGCATTAGAGGAAGATGATCTTGCCCGTCTTTATATTATAGCAAATAAGTTAGATATAGAGATCCCAGATGTAACAGATTCTGATCTCGATTTGATACAAAAGAATATTGATGATACTAGACAAAAGATAACCAACATTTGTGAAAGTTGGGTGTGGAAATATAGTGGTGCGGGACCGTTAGTTAAGGAAGTGATAATGGACGCCTACATAAAACACTTGTTCAACAAAGAATAAAACAAAGAGAAACATATGAAAAGATTAATGATTATTGATGCTCTTAACGCATACTTCAGGGCATATATAGTTGATCCAAGTTTGTCATTGAACGGTCAGCCAATTGGTGGATACAAGGGCTTTATAAAAATATTGCAAAAACTTTGCCGTGAAATGAAGCCTGATGAAATTGTTATTGCTTGGGACGGCGCTGGTGGATCTCAACGACGAAAGCTCGTAAACAAGAATTACAAAGAGGGACGAAAGCCAATAAGACTAAATCGCGAAGTTCATGTTCTATCAGAAGATGAAGAGATGCAAAATAAGGTCTGGCAACAAAGTCGATTAATCGAAATGTTAAATCATATGCCTGTGATTCAGTTGATGAACGAGGGAGTGGAGGCAGATGACATTATTTCTTATGTTGTACAAATGCCAAATTATAAAGGCTGGCAAAAAGTAATCATTTCTAGTGATAAAGATTTTTATCAATTGTGTGATAACGAAACGATATTGTATCGCCCAATCCAGAAAACATTCTTAAATAAGCCGAGAATTTTGGAAGAATTTGGAATTCATCCGACCAATTTTGCTCTAGCAAGAGCCATGGCAGGAGATAAATCGGATAATCTAGAAGGTGTCCGTGGTGTTGGCTTGGCAACTATATCTAAACGGTTCCCTTTCTTTTCAGAAGAGGATACTGTTACTATTGATTCGTTGATAGAGTTTTGTGAGAATGATAATACAGGACTCAAAGTTTTTTCTTCCGTTGTGGATTCGAGAGAAGTAATAGAAGAAAATTATAAAATTATGCAGCTTTATGCCCCTTCTTTATCCTTAAACGCAAAAAAGCGTATAAAATACTCTGTCGATAATTTTGAGCCCGAATTTAATAAAACAGAGATTATCAAAAGAATGGCTAATGACGGGTTTGGAGAATGGGACACCTCATCTCTATTTTCCACCTTCAAAAGAATCTCAAATAAATCTTGACAAGACAAAACATTAATGGTATATTGACAAACAACTGGGAGGATTGGTGTCAAAAGAAGATTTTAGTCAATATGGGAAAGACTTTCAAGAAACTTTTTGTCAACTAGTTCTTATCGATCGTCCTTTTGCGGATCAGATGTTTGAGGTATTAGATATTAACTTTCTTGAGTTAAAATATCTGCAAGTGTTTATCGAATTAATAGCGAATTACAGAGATAAATATTCAGTACACCCAACAGAAAAAATCATGACTTCTATTCTGAGAACGGAGATAGAAAATCAGAATGATTCAGTACAACAGCAAATTAGAAATTTCTTTGCAAGAATATCAAAAAGTGATATTGAGGAAGCAGAATATATAAAAGCAACTTCATTAGATTTTTGTAGGAAACAGAAACTAAAAGAAGCAATGATGAAATCTGTCAAATTATTACAGAGATCTTCATTCGATGAAATAGCAGAAGTAATAAATGGTGCTTTGAAGCTTGGATCTGATTCTAATTTCGGACATGATTATATTAGGGATTTTGAGCAGAGATTTGTTTATAAAGCTCGTAATCCAGTCGCAACAGGATGGGAGGAAATAGATAACATCACTCGCCAAGGTCTTGGCATTGGGGAGCTTGGGGTAGTTGTCGCACCAACTGGAGCAGGAAAGTCGATGGCTCTTGTCCATCTTGGAGCAGAGGCCGTAGTTGCTGGAAAAAAAGTAGTATATTACACTCTTGAATTATCTGAAACTGTTGTTGGATCTAGGTTTGATAGCTGCATTACGAATGTTCCTTTGGGAGATTTAAGAACATACAAAGAAGAAATCTATGAAAAGCTTCAGAATATCGAAGGAAAATTGATCATTAAAGAATATCCTACAAAATCTTCGAGTGTTACAACTTTAAAAAATCATATTGACAAATTAATAAATCGAGGATTCAAGCCAGATGTGATTATAGTCGACTATGGTGATCTTTTAAGACCAACATCAACTTTAAGAGAGAAAAGACACGAATTGGAGACTATTTATGAACAGTTGCGAGGTTTAGCTCAGAGCTACAAATGTTGTGTATGGACTGCCTCTCAAACAAATCGTTCTGGTCTTAATGCCGAGGTTATCACTATGGAGTCAATATCGGAAGCTTTTAACAAATGTTTTGTCGCAGACTTCATTTTTTCAATCTCCAGGACTGCCGAAGATAAAATAAATAACGAAGGTAGGATATTTGTTGCGAAAAATCGCAACGGGATTGATGGAGTTGTATATCCAATTTATATGGATACTTCAAACGTCACAATAAAAGTTCACCCAAGCACTGGTGAAACTATTGGTGAAGTAAAAGTTGAAGCTAGGAAAAGACAAGAAAAGAAAATGAAAGAAAAATATAGCAAATGGAAGGGAAAAAATTAATGTCAATTAACACACTGCAAGAATACACAAGAATAGCAAAGTATGCTAAATATCTCCCAGAAGAAAATAGGCGAGAAACCTGGAAAGAACAGGTTAATCGAGTTTTTAATATGCATCGAGAGGTGTTCGCCGATTATCCAGAAGTAATGGAATATATCGACGAAGCAGAGGCTTCTGTGATTCGTAAAGAAGTACTTGGGTCACAGAGAATTTTACAATTTGGTGGAGATCCCATAATCAAGCATAATGCGAGAGTGTATAATTGTGCTTTCGGTCACATCAATAGAACAAAAGCATTTTCGGAGTTGATGTATCTTCTTCTGTGTGGTTGTGGTGTGGGTTTTTCAGTGCAAACTCATCATGTTGAACAACTCCCTCCAATCTGTAGACCATCCAGCATTCTTGAAAAAACATATACAATTGAAGATTCTATCGAAGGTTGGGCGGATGCCATTGATGTTCTCATCACTAGCTATTTTGGTGGTAATGTAGAATTTGATGAGTATATCGGAACAAAAGTTATTTTTGATTATTCCAGTATCCGGCCAGCCGGATCTCCGTTGAGTTCTGGGTCAAAGGCTCCTGGACCAGATGGATTAAAAAGATCTATTGAAAAAATAAGAGAAGTTTTAAATAATAGAATTGGTGATAATAAGAGAGTCAGAGTTAGGCCAATCGATGTGTACGACATCATAATGCACTCTGCTGACGCTGTGATTTCTGGTGGTGTTCGTCGATCAGCTACGATCGCATTGTTTTCGCCAGAAGATGAGGAAATGGCAAAGGCAAAAACTGGAAATTGGTTTATAGAAAACCCACAGCGAGGGCGCTCTAACAACAGCGCACTTTTGATCCGCGATAAAACAACCAAAGAGCAATTCAAGCAATTGATGGGGTGGGTGCAAGAATTTGGTGAGCCAGGATTTGTGTGGGCAGAAAGTACAGAGATGGGCTTCAATCCGTGTGTCGAGATCGGTCTATATCCGGTGGACGAAGAAACTGGTGAATCAGGTTGGCAGTTCTGTAATTTGGCAGAAATAAACGGTAAAAAAGCCACAACACCAGAAAATTTTTATAGTGCATGTCGAAGCGCTGCCATCATAGGGACATTGCAGGCTGCTTATTCTAGTTTTCCATATTTATCGGAAGCTACAGAACGCATAACCAAGAGAGAAGCACTCTTGGGTGTCTCAATTACCGGAATGATGGACAATCCAGATGTCTTATTTGATCCGCAAGTTCAGCGTAACGGCGCTAAAATAGTTAAAGAAACTAATAAAATTATTTCAAAAATAATTGGAATCAATCAGGCAGCAAGAACAACTTGCGTCAAGCCTGCTGGTTCAACTTCATGTATACTTGGTACTGCTTCTGGTATTCATCCTCACCATGCTAAAAGATATTTCAGGCGTGTCCAAGCGAATACGCAAGAAAACCCAGTCAATCATTTTAAGAAATTCAATCCTCGTGCGGTTGAAAAATCAGTATGGGATCCGAATGGTGTGACAGAGGTTATAACTTTCTTGTGTGAGGTTCCACAGGGTGCTAAGACAAAGAATCAAATTGACGCACAAAAGTTACTAGAAAGTGTTAAGTTAACGCAACAGAATTGGGTTAAATATGGAACCAATGTTGATTTGTGTGTTAAATCGTGGCTTTCTCACAACGTGTCAAACACTATCCATGTTCGATCCGGAGAGTGGGGAGAGATAACTGATTATATTTTTAGAAATAGAAAATATTTTGCTGGTATCTCTTTGATACCTAATTCTGGAGATAAGGATTATCCGCAAGCTCCTTTTTGTGCGGTTCCATACCCAAATGATATTTTGAGAGAATATGGTGCTGGATCCTTTTTCGCCTCTGGCATTATCGAACAAGCCTTGCATTCATTTCCTACGGGCCTGTGGGCTGCATGCGACTGCCTACTTGGAGTCGGTGAGCCGCTTCACGAGGCTAACATGGTAAAGCAGAACTGGGCAAAGGCAGCAATTAAGTTTGCTGATAGTCACTTTGAGGGTGACGTTAGAACTATGACTTATTGTCTTAAGGACGTCTATAATTTGAAGTTATGGGAGAAGTTATCCCAAGAATATCAAGACGTAGATTGGACTTTAATGAGTGAAATTGAAGACAATGTAGATTTTCAGCAGGATTCAGCTTGCGCTGGTGGTGCCTGCGAAATGCCAGCAGAATACTTAGAAGCTCTACGGAGCACAACTAACTTGGAGGAATAAATGTTTCAGCCGTGCAATAAGTATATCTTAATCGAGAGAGAATCAAAAGGCAGCGAATCTGAAAGTTTGATTGCGTTGCCAGAAGGTGTTTTCAAAAATGAAAGTGAATATGAGAGGGTCAGGGTTTTATCAGTGGCTAATGAAGTAAAACCACCCATCTCACAGGATCAAGATATTGTCGTAATGTCCAGAATGATAGAAGAGGTAGAGTTTGATAATAAGACTGTCTATTTAATTTTAGAAAACTACGTTCTTGGAATAGTGGGGGTAGATAAATGAAAAAACATGAATTGCTAGAGTTAATAAGAGAATTAATTAAAGAAGAGATTGAGAAGTCGGAAACATTGTTGTCGACTCCAAAGACGCTAAGAGTTGAGAAGCTAATAGAAAACAAAATTAAAAAACTATTAACAAAATAACAAGAGGTTAAAATGAGACATTTAGGGAAAGCGGTTGCTCAAAAGTATGGAGATTCTTTGAGAGTCGGAGTTATCGTTGATCAAATGCGTCATGCTAATGGTTGGTCGTATGTTGAAGTTGCTTGGGTCGATGATCATGTGTTTCTCTCAACAGAAGAAGATACATCAAAATTAACAAAGAGATTTTATCGAATTGATGAAGTTTTCTTTTTTGATCCTTCCTTGGTTGCTTCTTCGGTTAATAAACTGAGGAGTAAGATTAGGATGAACAAATTCTAAAACACTCCCTGAGAATCGATAAGCATACTTATGATGTCGACCAAATTGTTATTGGAGGAGGTCTAAATGCTTTATTATATTCTTATTTTACTGGGTATCCTTGTATTTTTATTGAGCCTCGCATTCCCTTTAGATTTGATGAATGCGAGGCACGGTTTGATTTCGATTTCTTACATCTTGAAACAAAAAATCTACAAGCTGCTTGGCAAAGACTAGTAGTATTATTATCTTTGTCAAACCAGTTGCCGTTATCCGATAAAGCGACATCATTAACGGTACAAGATAACTTATTGAAAGTCGTAACGAAAGACTCACGACTGGCTAGATTTGAATTCAATAAATTGATTATCTTTGATGATGAAAAAATAAATGGTCTCCCTCTCTTAAAGAAAGAGAAGCTTGAGAAGATTAAAGTAATTGATTGGTTCGATGTAAAGAGTGGTATGGAACACGAACACGAAAAATTCAAGACAGATTCAGAATTTGTATCAGAGGTTATTTTTTATCCATCTGATCGTTTTGGAATCCAGAAAGGTAGTAGGATCCGCAAAGATCTGGTGGCCATCTCGTATTTGGACGAGAATCAGATAAATGATTTTGATTTTTCAGGTACGATGGCCAAGTTCAAGATTGTCAATATGATGAAGGAAAATGGGATAAAAGGAGCCAGAAACGGAAGAGACACCTACAACCCAAATATATACAGATATTATTCCCCGAAAATAGAGCACATGGAGAGAGAAAAGATACCAGAAGTTAATCGTGTGTACCATAAAGATAAAAGATTTGAATTCAGAAAAGATTCACCAGAAAAGATTCTCGAAAATTTTTTTTGTGATCCTTGCACATACGCTTCGAAAATAAATAAATTTTTCCTTGACATAGAATAGAAGTGATGATAGAATAATATTATAAGCCAGAGAGGTTATCATGAAAAGGTTGTTGAATTTTGTTAAAGATCTTTTTGCATTTCGTAAATTTAATAAAGTCGATTTTGCGCTTACTGTTATCTTAACTTTTCTGACTGCAGCATTCGCAACGTGGTTGGTGAACTTTTTAATTGATTATTATCCGGAAAGTGTTCCCCAACATCTTGATTCTGTAAATAAGCTTTTAAGAGAATCGGGAGGCCCACTGCTATACTCTTTTCTTATTAGTGTGTGCCTTGTTGCTCCCGTTCTTGAGGAATTGATTTTCCGAGGTGCTTTATGGTGGGTGGTGGAGAAACTATCATCTCCTAATATCGCTCTTGTGGTTACGAGCATCTTATTTGCTTTGGCTCATGTTGAGTTGCTGCATGTTGTGGCGGTCTTTCCTCTTGGTGTTCTCTTTGGCTTCTTGCGCTTGCGTACCAAATCTGTTTGGCTCCCGATGTTCGCCCACTTTTTAAATAATACGATGGCCTCATTAAGCTTGGTATTCTGAATCTTAAATGACTACTTATACACATGGGACACCTAGAAGAAGTCGGAGAGACCTATTTTGAACATATGAGGCATGCCTTTAATCTAGGTTCCGTGCTATTATTGTCATCAATGGGGCAATTCTTACATAGTATTTTCCCGAATGTAAAACCGCCTTGTGGATCTGATGTCGATTCTTTAATTAAATTTTTGGAATCCAAAAAAGCAGGAAACAGAAAATAGGAAAGTAATTGAGTTCTTTTCACTTAACTGGGATAATTCCGGTAGCAGGCCAGCCTCTTGATTTTAAAATGGATTGGCATGATTCGCTAATGCCCATCTCGCCAGATTATCTCGCTGTCGAAAGGGCAGTGTTGGAGTGTGCTTGGGCTGGCTGCGAAACGATATGGATTGTTGCGAATGACGATGTATCTCCCCTCGTACGGCATAGAATTGGAGAATGGGTACAAGATCCAGTTTGGATTGGTCGCCGTCATGATCCCTACCCATCACAAACCAGAAAACAGATTCCAATATTCTATGTTCCAGTAAGAGCAAAAGATGTTGGAAAAAGAGATTGCTTATCGTGGTCTGTGTTGCATGGTGCCGTAACAGCGTTTGAGATTTCTGCTCGCCTTAGCAGGTGGGTGATACCGAGAAAGAATTACGTGGCCTTTCCTTACGGCGTTTATGATCCGGAAATCTTGAGAGAACACAGAAAAACAATTTCAAGTGAAAAATCTTTTATGCTATCTTATAGCGGGAAAACTGTCAAAGATGGTGAATATCTTGGATTTACGTTCGGCAAAGAAGACTTTATAAATTGTCGCAGAGAAATTAGAAAAGGCACCGGAGAGTATAATTCAAAAGTATTAGAGGATGGTCTATTTCCTAGAGAGAGATTGCCAAAAGAAGAAAGATTCTCTGCTCGATACTTTTCTCTTGACAAAATTTTTAAACCTGTTATAATAGATAAAGAAAATAAAGTTGAAGTCCCTTGGTATCACAACATAGACTCTTGGGACGGATACTGCAAGTATCTGGGGTCGGAACACAGAGAGTTAGTCCAAAGACCTCACCCAATATTTATGAAATACCACGAATGGAATGAAATAGGAGTTGATGATGAGAAATGACGCTTGGCGCAAAATGTGTGAAGAATTTAACAATTCCCCAATTAAAAATAGGATAAAGAAGCTCCCCTGCCAAGATTCAGCGAAAGGGCAAACTTTGCTTGCTTTCTGGGAAAACAAAAACAAAGTAGTCACAAAGAGGTATATGGAGGTTACAGTATATGGTCGACTGGGTCGACCTACAAAAGATCTCCAGTCTGTGCGCCACCTTGGAAAACAGAACGGTTTTGATATTTTACAACATCCTTGCAAACATAATGGAAGGCAATTAAGGCGTGGTGAATACGTCTTCACCGGATTTAATAAGACGAATGAATATTGGGAAGCCTCAAGAAGAAATGAGTCTGATCTAGATTGGGTCTCTTTGAAGAAGGAATATGGCAATCGCTGTGCAACTTGTGGGAGCAAAGAGGGACAAAAGCACTTCAAAACAAAAGAGCCGACAAGGCTAGAGAAGGGGCACATGGATCCATCAAAGCCAATGAGTAACAAAAACATCATCCCACAATGTTCATACTGCAATCGGCTTTATAGAGACAAATTTAAGTTTGATAGGCACGGAAATATCAAATCCCCAACACCGCAGGCAATCTTGGGGTTGACAGAAGAAGAAAAGAGGGAAATATACAATCTATTGGAAAGGTGGCTTTAATGGGGGGTGAAATATTTTTGGGAGATTGTTTGGAAATTTTGGACGAAATAGAGAATAATTCGGTTCATATTGTGGTGACAGATCCTCCGTATGGTATTTCTCAACTAAATAAAGATTGGAATAAGGAAAAGATCGATAAGTCAATAAGTAAATCAGTAAAAAGTACAGTGGGCTCAATACCGGTTGGAATGAATTTCAACCCCAAGCACTCCAAAGAATTGGGGCTCTTCTTGAATAAGGTGGCCAAAAAGATATGGCAAAAATTGATGCCCGGATCCTTTTGTCTTGTATTTTCGCAGCCTCGTTCCGTGCATCGTGTTGCAGTCGCCTTCGAGGATGCCAACTTTGAATTTAGAGATCAATTAATATGGGATTACGGCTCCGGCCAGGGAAAAGCCCAGGGGATGCAAAACTTCATTAAGAAAGCTAAATATATACTGGAACAAGATAAAGACCTGATAACAGAAAAACTAAATGGGTTTAAAACAGCCCAACTCACACCTACCTACGAATCAATACTTCTCTTTCAAAAGCCAAAAGAAGGAACAAGTGTCCAGAATTATCTTAAATATAATACTGGCTTGGTTGATTTCCGTAATGGAAGTCGGAAAAATCGCCTTAAACACAGCAAGCCTTCAAAGAAGGAGCGTATCGATGCCGGAAAACACCCAACACTAAAGCCGGTTTCTTTGATGGAAGATTTGCTAAAAATATTTTCTAGATCAGGAGATACTGTACTGGATCCGTTTTGCGGCTCTGCAACCACCGGAATAGCTTGTCAGAATACTGATAGAAACTATATTTTGATCGAAAAATGCGAAAATTATTATAAAAATGCCAAACATAGGCTAAAGAGGAACGAAATAGGAGTAGATGATGAGTCTGATGAAGTTGACTAAAAAACAATTGATTGCCTTGGTGGACAGTTTGAATAACAAGATAGCCCAATCAAGACTTTCGGCAGGACGCTTGCGAAGTGATATTTTCAAGATGAATATCGACAGAGATTTGAAATACGATATTATTTCTCGAATTGATAAACACATTGATGAATTGCTTTAATTTTACTGGAGTTAATTAACATGAAAAGCAAGATCCCATTTGTAGGTTTGCACGCGCATTCTGTTGCTGGTTCTATTTTTGATGCTCTTGGTTATCCACAAGAACATATGGACTTTGCATACGAAAACGGTATGGACGCTCTAGCTCTAACTGATCACGGAAACATGAATGGCCTTCCGCATCAAGTTTTGCACGCCAAAAAAATGAAGAAGGATGGCAAAGAATTTAAACCTATTTTTGGTTTGGAGGCTTATTTTATTCCGTCGCTAGATGATTGGAGGGTCGAATATGAAGCGGCCAAAGAGGACAAGAAGCGCCGGAAAACCCTGAGTACGGAACGGACAGCGACAACAGTCGAAGATGAAGAGGCATCCAAGAAAGCAGTTCGAAATATCCTGAATCGCCGTCGTCATTTAATTCTTCTGGCACAGGACCAAGAAGGGTTAAATAATCTGTTTTCTTTAATATCAGAGTCATTCGGTCCAGACAATTATTATCGCTATCCTCGCGTAGATTACAATACTCTAAAAAAGTATTCTAAGGGGATCATAGCGGCATCCGCTTGTCTTGGTGGGGTTTATGCTGGTAATTATTGGGAAAATCGCGAGAAAGGGCCAGAGGCAGTCCTGGAAGCTATGCGTGAGACCACAAGAAACATGCTGGAGGTCTTTGGGGATAGGTGGTATGGAGAACTGCAATGGAACAATATCCCAGAACAACATGAGTTAAATAATTACATTATTCAAATGCATAAAGAATTTGGCATTGAATTGATTTCAACATCTGATTCTCATTATCCTAATCCTAGAGCATGGCGAGATAGGGAACTGTACAAGAAACTAGGATGGCTGGGCAAATCAAAGCCAGACTATGAAACAACAGAACTTCCAGATGGTGTTGAAGAGATTGGATATGAATTGTATCCAAGAAACGGCGATCAGATGTGGGAGGCTTACCAATTATATTCTAAACAATGTGAGGTTGAGTATGATGATGACTTGGTAATGAAGTCGATTACGAACACCTATAGGATTGCACACGAGCGTATTCAGGACTTTCTCCCTGATAACGAAGTGTGTCTTCCTGATTTTGTTATTCCTCCTGGTGAAACTGCCGATTCTGCTTTGAATAAGTTTTGCTTTGAAGGATTGCGATCGAGAAACTTGGCATCAAAGCCTGTTTATATTTCACGTCTCGAAGAGGAATTGCGTGTAATTTCTGATCGTGGTTTCTCAAAATATTTCTTGACAATGAAAGAGATTAGCGACAAAGCCAACGACATTATGCTGGCAGGCCCAGGCCGGGGATCTGCTGCGGGGTCTTTGGTCGCGTATGTTTTGGGAATTACGCAAGTAGACCCACTTAAATATGGATTACAATTTTCTCGTTTCTTGAGGGCAGATGCGAAAGACTATCCAGATATCGATTATGATGTAGCCGACAGTATGGAGCTTAAAGAAGAATTGATTGATCAGTGGGGAAAAGACAAGGTTGCTCCAATCTCAAACTGGAATACATTACAATTAAAGAGTCTCGTTAAAGACATCTCAAAGTTTTATGGAATCCCATTCAAAGAGGTCAATGAAGTTACGAGTATCATGATCAAGGAAGCAATTGGCCCAGCTAAATTAAGACATGGTATAAAATCTGGTGTATATTCTCCAACTTTTGAAGAAGTGATGGAATTTAGCACGACATTGGGTAGCTTTCTCAATAAGTATCCTCATGTGAAGACGCACGTCGAGGCTCTTTGCGGCCAGGTGAGGTCGTGTTCTCGTCACGCGGGAGGAGTTGTAATTGGTGAAGATCTAAACAAGCGCATGCCTTTGATCAACTCAGGAGGAGTAACTCAAACTCCTTGGTCAGAAGGTCAGAACGTCAGACATCTTGAGCCAATGGGGTTCATCAAATTTGATGTTTTGGGCCTATCTACATTGAAGATGATCGATGGCGCGATTCGACACATTCTCAAGAGAAATTGTGGAATTGAAAATCCTACTTTCTCTGATGTTAAAGCTTACTATGACAAACATCTTCATCCAGATGTTATTGATTTCACGGATCAAAATGTTTATAAAAATATCTTTCACGAAGGAAAGTGGGCAGGTGTTTTCCAATTTACGGAGGCAGGTGCTCAAAGATTCTGCCAGCAAGTGAAGCCAACGAGTTTAATCGACTTAGCTGCCATTACCTCCATTTATCGCCCTGGGCCACTCGGTGCTAATGTACATGAAGAGTATGTAGATATGAGAGAGAATCCGCAGCGCCTGAAATTCTTCAATGAAGACCACAGGGAAGTGACAGAAGAGACATATGGATTCCTTATTTTTCAGGAACAGATCGCTATGTTGGCCCACACTCTTGGGGATAACATCTCTCTCGACGAAGGTAATATGCTGAGAAAAGTGTTGACCAAAAAGGGAACAGGGAAAGAAGCAGAAGTAAAAAATAATTTACATTCAAAGTTTATTAGTGGCTGCGTGAAAAAGAATATGAATGTAGCAGTCGCAGAAAGATTGTGGGATACGTTCGAGTATTTCTCTGGATATGGATTTAATAAATCTCATGCAGTATCATACTGTATCATTTCCTATCAGTGTGCCTGGTTATTGAATTATTATCCTTCAGAATGGATGGCAGCTTTCCTGGATAAAGAGCCGGAGACAAGAAAAGAAAAGGCAATCAACATTGCTAAGTCTACTGGGTTTAAAATTCGTGACCTCGATATTAACTCTAGTGGTCGTGTCTGGGAAATTTCCGAGGATGGTAAAACTCTGATTCAGCCTCTATCCTCAATTAAGGGATTGGGTGATGCAGCAATAGATCAGATTATCAACAATCGCCCCTTTAACAATATTGAAGAATTTCTGTTCAGTGAAACGATTGTTTATTCAAAGCTAAATAAGAAGGCCCTGGACGTGCTTTGCAGGAGCGGTGCCTTGGAAAGTTTGATGGATGATCGATTTACTGGCGGAAGACATTTCTGGGCTGCAATTTGTGTTGATAGGCCTCGCAAGCCAAAGCATCTAATTGAAAATATAGAAGAATACGCTCCAGAAGGTGACTTTTCTGACGAAGAGAAGATCGCATATTTGGTTGAATTAACTGGCGTATTCCCGTTTAATCGAGTCATGAAGGAAGAGATCTACGAACAATTAAATCAAGCCTTTATCCCACCGATCGCCAATTATGACCCGGAACTCTGCGAGGTTGTTTGGTTTATTCCTAGAAGTGTTATTCCGAAAAAGACAAAGAAAGGAAAAGATTATTGGATTATTGAGGCTATTGATGATACAAATACATTAACTCGGATTAGATGTTGGGGTGTACAATCTTATGATCGAATCCACGTCAATAAGCCATATATGGCCAAGTTAGATTACAATGAAAAGTGGGGATTCTCAACTCGCAGTTTGCGCAAAAGTTTTAGAATTTTATCTTGACACGAGATATAGTGTATGCTATATTAATAAAGTAATCAGAGGAGGTTACCGTGAAGTTTACAAACGTAATGACAAAAATAGAATTTAGTGAAGAAGACTTGCGTATTGCCTTGGCTGACTACGTGGATCTGAATCATAATCGACCAAAGCTGGCCGAGAGTATTCGAAATAATAATTTCAAAGTTTCTCGCTCTAAAAATGGTGCTTTCAGTCTAAAAGTTTTAGCTACCAAGTAAAAGGGGGTCGACATGCAGAATCTTGGATATGCGTGTATCAACATGGGCCTCTCGGAGCGCCCCAAGAAAAGTCGAGTGACAACAAATCGTTCAATGATAAAGAGGACATTCCAAGAGAAGGGAGTACCATATGCGTCAGAATTAGCGCTGCAAAATGTACGTGATCTTTATGAGATTGTTAAATGGAATTATGATAATGATATCTTCTTCTATCGCATGTCTTCGGATATTTTTCCTTGGGCATCAGAATATGATATCAAAGAACTGCCGGATTATGAGAAAATACATAAAAAACTTTCTCAGGTTGGTGAGTTCGCACGATCTGTTGGGCAGCGGTTGACAATGCACCCAGGTCCATTCAACAAGCTTACTTCTCCTTCCGAGAGGGTTATAAAAAACACTGTTCGTGATTTGGAAGTTCATGGAGAAATTATGGATATGCTTGGTCAGCCAAAAACTCCATGGGCAAAAATAAATATTCATGTGGGTGCTTCATACAATGACAAACCAATGGCAATTGATAATTTCTGTAGGAATTTTGAATTACTATCTGAATCTGTCAAAAGTCGATTGACGGTTGAGAACGATGATCGTGACTCTTTATATTCAACTCAAGAATTAGTTGACAAGGTTTACAGTAGGATTGGGACTCCTATTGTCCATGACATTCATCATCATCTGTTCACTAATCGCGGTATGTCGCAAAAAGAAGCACTGGGTTTGGCGGTATCAACATGGGGAAACGTAAAGCCAGTAGTTCATTATTCAGAATCGCGAGCAGAAGAGTATGGAGATTCAAAGATTAAACCACACGCTCATTCAGATATGATTAGAAATTATATCGATACTTATGGTTATGATGTTGATATTATGATTGAGGCAAAACACAAAGAGCGCGCCCTTCTTGAATATCGTGAAAAATACAATAACCAAAAACTATTACTTGCAAGTTAGGAGAAAATATGCTTAAGGTTGATGTCATCGTCGGTGTACAGCATGGCGATGAAGGAAAGGGAAAAGTAACTCACCATTTACTGAAGTCTGGCGAATATACTCACTGTGTTCGCTATAATGGTGGATGCAACGCGGGTCATACAATTTATCATGAAGGAAAGAAATTTGTAACTCATCACATTCCTGCTGGTGTATTTTTCGGAGTAAAGAGCATAATTGGTCCAGGGTGTGTTGTAGATATTAATAAATTTTTATTTGAAATTAAAATGTTAGAGGATGCCGGACTACCAGTGAGAGAGAACGTGTTCATTGCTAAGAATGCCCACATCATTCAGGAGCGTCATTTGTGGGGGGATTCTGGCGAGACCAGGCTTGGTACAACGAGGACTGGCAATGGACCTTGTTACAGTGATAAATATAGTCGTTCTGGAATTAGGGCACAGGATGTCAACAAATTGAAGCCCTATCTTATTGACATGTATGAAGAATTTCATATCAATAATAATGACGCAGTTGTTTTGTGTGAGGGTGCGCAAGGCTTCGGATTGGACATCGATTGGGGTAATTATCCTTATGTCACCAGTAGTCATTGTACAACTGCTGGTGCTATGTTGAATGGCTTCCCTCCCAAATCTATCAGAAACGTTTATGGAGTGGCTAAGATTTACGAAACATACGTTGGATCAAAAAGTTTTCAGCCAAAAGATGATATCTTCTGTAGAATCCAGAAAGCCGGAAGCGAATTCGGTGCAACGACTGGGCGCAAGCGACAATGTAATTGGATGAACTTAACTTCCATTCGTCGTGCTATCGATATTAACGGAGTAAATTGCTTAATTATTAATAAAATCGATGTGCTCGAGGAAGTTGGTCAGTGGGCAGTTGAGGTTGGTGGCACTGGAAATGGTTCACTTTTGGTGTTCGGGAGCGGAGAGGAATTAGAAGACTACATTTCTGAATATCTACATGGTATAAAGGTTATATTCTCTGGAGATCCAGAAAGGATTTAATTGTGACGAGGAAGATTAAATTTCCATGCCTGGACCTACATGGTGAATGTCATGACAGGGCGGATCATTTGATAGAGAAATTCATTACAGATAATTTTGATGAACTTCCAATAAAAATAATAACCGGGAAGTCGGAGCACTTCATTAGGAAAACCAAAGAATATGTTGAAAAATATGATTTGTTCTGCTACAAAGAGAACTATACAAATTATGGCTGCTGGGTGATACTCGAAAGACCGTGGCCAAAAAAATAAAAAACACCTTGACTTTGCTGGCAAGAAATATTATAATAACATTATAGGAGGACATCAATATGTCACTTTATGAAAAGGTAGTAGAAGTTTATCGCGTTGCAAAAAATTATTCACAATCTTATGAAAATGGCAATAGATCCTCGAAAAGAACTGATAAGTTAAATGATGCATTCATCAATAAAGTCGTGCAGCCAATTTTTTCACAAGATAAAGGATATACAATAAAAACAGAACATTCAATTGCGTGTGCCTATGGTGATACATTCAAGATGGATGTCGTTGTATACAAGAAAGATAAAATTGTAGCGATGTTTCCATTGAAGGCAATAGAGAGGAGCTACAATAAAAATAGGTTTAATTTTGCCAATACGATCGTAGGAGAGGCATATCGAATTTGGGGGAAGCCGGGAATTCCAGATAGAGAAAAGACACTGGTTGCTGCAGTAGATTGGATTCCATATGAAGTGATGGTAGGCAAAGAAAAGACAGAAAGGACAAAATTAGCCAGAATTTCTTCTGAAAATCTTACAAGGATGGCTGCTAGTTTTGGGTATCCAAATTCAAAACACATTAGTGTGAAGATCCAATTTGATTATGACGAAATGAGCAATAAGATAACAAACATCGACAAAGGCTCAGTAATAAAGTTTATGAAAGAGTTGGAAGAGTGGGAAGATAATTTTGAACAGTGAAACAGATAAATTTTATGAATATGAAAAAGGGATTTCCAAGAAAAAGAAGGTTGAATACGGAATTGTTTATACTCCGCCCGAGATAGTGGATTATATAAATGATTCTGTTTTGGCGAAATGGAGCGGTGTAGAGCCACCAAGAGTAGTTGATCCTTGTTGCGGAACCGGAATTTTTTTGCATGATATGGCAAATAAGATTTCGAAGAGATGGAATCTTGATTTGGCACAGGTGTATAAAGAATATATTCATGGGTTTGAGAAAGATGTTGAAGCTGCAAAATTGTGTCAAGATTTACTAAAATGCCCGAACATACAAGTAACAGAATCATCTCTAAAAGATGATCTTGACTCTTATGATATTATCGTGACTAACCCTCCGTACATAAGGATTCAGAATCTGGATTCAGAAACCAGAGATTTTATAAAGGAAAACCATCCGGTAGCAGTTGGCGACACAGATATTTATATAGCTTTTTTGGACAAGCTACATGATACTGGAAAAATTGTTGGGCTAATTTGTCCAAATAGTTGGATAAGAAATAAGAGTTCATATCTGATCAGAGATAAATTCTTTAATAGCCAGACATTGTGTGAGGTGATTGACTTTGGGTCAGAGATGGTTTTTGATAATGCTCAAGTATATACATCTATTTTGATATTCAATGAGGCGACAGATAAATTAAATTATAAAAATAATTTGCTACACTCTCCATCTCTTGTTTCTTATTCGGAAAGTTCGCCATCAGAAATATATCTTGGATTAGAAAAGTCACAAGACGATGGGATCGATATTTTTGAATTCTGTGATTTTAAGATAGGGTTGGCTACGTTGTGTGATGGGTTGTTTTTTTGTGAATCGATAAAAGAAAATGGAAAATACACAACTGTCAAAAATAAATTCGGACAATATGAAATAGAGACTGCGATACTCAGGAAATGTGTCAAGGCTAGTAAAATACAAAACAAATCTGATAACACATATATAGTTTTCCCATATGATGAAGCTGGCAGCCTTATCTCGGAAACTGATTTGTACAATAAATTCCCAAAGGCTCATGACATGTTATCATCTCACAAAGATAAGTTATTATCAAGAGATAAGGGAAAAATCAATAAAGAAAAATGGTATGGGTTTGGGAGAGATCAGGGGTTAAAAAACAGCGGAGAGAAGATATTATTGCCACCTTTCCAGAAGGATACCATCAAAGTTCTCGAGAGCCAGAAGGATGAGTATTATATATCTGGATATGCAGTTATGCCAAAGAGCGGTTTCACTATTGATCAAGTTAAAACATTTTTAGAAAGTCAAGAGTGTTATGACAAAATTAAACATAAAGCTAAAAGTATGTCGAATGGGTGGATAGGCCTTTCAAAGAACACTTTTAAAAACATAAAAGTATCAAAACAATTTTATGTTTCTGCTTGACAAATTATAAAAAAAATATTATAATATTATCACAAACAATAAAGGAGTAGCCAATGGCAACTGGGTTCGAAATTTTTGAAAACGTAGTAGAAATTCACCAAGAAGTTGAAGATGTTGATATGTCTTCAAAAGAAGAGAAGATGCTAGAATATGTTCGAGAACTTCAGAAGATCGAAGATCAAATGGAGCCTCTGAAAGAAATGAAGCGTCAACTAAAAGCTGATTTCAAGGAGGCTGATTGGCTTACTGGAGATGAAATCTCTATGACAGTTAAAGCATATCGAATGATGAAAACAAAAGATTTTGATTTCGATGAATTTGCAAAAGTTTATGAATCACTCGCAAAGATTACTGGGAGGGCATAATGAGTCATAAGGTTCAATATGATAAGGTTTATTCATTTGACCTTGCTGGTAAAGTTAGCTTTGGAACTCTGACAGAAAAAGAATGTTTTGAGATCTTGTCTGACGGTCGACCCTCTTCACACTTTCTGGAAGTTCAACTGACAAAGTGGTTCCCAGAGCTAGAGCATATCAAGGGATGTAAAGATCATGACCATGTTATTAAGACTGGTACAAAACTCGTGAAGATCGATGCCAAGAACTTTACAAAAAGCGGTGGATGTAAATTTATGCCATCAAGCATGCTGGGAATAGGGCGGACATTCAACGAGAAAGAGTTCAAGAGACACGCGAATGAAATAAACTATGCTATTTGTGACATTACTCGACTGCCTATTGTGAAGGTAGTATTCAAGAAGGGGGACGTCCTAGCTGAACAATATCCGAAGGGACAGATCGGCAAGAAGCAAAGGAGTGTAATCTTTAATGAGTAAGGGGCTAGATAAATTTTATACTAAAGAATCTGTCATTCTAGATCTGATTGACATGCTAGAGATGGATAAGTATGATATTTTCATAGAGCCTTCCGCTGGGGATGGTGCTTTTTTGAAGCACCTCCCAAAAAGCAAAACAATTGCCATGGACATCCAGCCAGATGTGCCAGAGATATTCGAGGAGGACTTCTTCAATTTTAGGCCCAGCCCTGAGCAACACTCTTCAAAAAGTATTATTACAGTAGGCAATCCCCCGTTCGGAAAAAATTCTAGTTTGGCAATCAAGTTCTTTAACCATGCTGCAAAATATTCAGAGTGTATCGCTTTTGTTTTGCCTAGAACTTTTCGTAAGCCATCAGTGATAAATCGCCTGGACGCATCCTTCTATCTAGAAAGAGAGAAAGTCTTAGAGAGTAAATCTAATTCTTTTTATCTGCCAACAGGGGAAGACTACGATGTACCTACTGTGATACAAGTCTGGAAAAAATATGACAATGATAAGACTCGAGAGAAAATTAACACTGTCAGCACTCACAAAGATTTTCAATTTTTATCGCCAATAAAGGATAATATGTTAGCTACTGCGGTTTGCGATTTTAGGCCCTTTGTTGCATGTTGTGTGAATCCCGAATTGTGCAAACTAAAAACAAAGCAAGAAGTGACGCCAGAAAATTATAAGCTTTTAGTAGAGGAAGCTGATTTTTGTATACGAAGGGTTGGAGCTTCGGCTGGAAAAGTATATAAAGATTTCAGGCAGAAGAAGCGCGACTGGAAAAGTCACTACTATATAAAAGAAAATATAACGGGTGTTGATTCTATTATGGAATTGATTAAGTGGGATTATTCTGGTAGCCCGAAATATGATATAGCCGGAAATCCTAGTATTTCTAAAAATGAACTTATAAATTTTTATATTAAAACAAAAAACAAATTGGAGACTGAAGAACAATGATTTTAGAATATTACAGGGTTCGTGAAGACGCTATTCCGCCAACACGGGCAAACCCATCAGACGCAGGTTTAGATGTACACTACAATCCAGACGGCAAGTATGATAGAGAGACAGTTTTATTGGGACCAAATCAGAGTGCCATTTTTTCTACTGGGCTTAAATTCGGTATTCCACATGGCTATATGCTGGAGGTAAAAAATAGAAGTGGGAATGCAGCCAAGAAGAAACTTTTGGTAGGTGCTTGTGTTATTGACTCTGGATATGATGGAGAAATTTTTGTAAACTTACACAACGTAGGTAACGAAACACAAATCATTGAAAGAGGAGATAAGATTGCCCAGTTGGTGCTAGTCCCAGTAGTTCACTTTCGGGCACTTGAAACACCAAATGATAATCTCTATAACTGGTATCCAATCACTATTAGTGACCGAGGGGATGGTGCTCTTGGGTCAACGGACCAGCCAAAAGCTAAAACTGCTCCGACGCCTGCTTCCAATCAGGCGGCATCTGTTGATGTATTTTCTGTTCCTAGAAATTGGGAATTAGGAGACTCACATGAAAATCGCTAGTTCTCTGTCTTTTGATGATGTGCTATTGCTTCCGCAATACTCTTCGATTGTTTCTCGTTCGGAGGTTGACATTTCCAACTCCTTATCAGAGGAATGTCGTTTTGATATCCCAGTGATATCTTCTCCCATGGATACCATAACAGAAGAGAAAATGGCGACCGCAATGTCTTCTCTTGGCGGCCTCGGTGTTGTGCATCGATATAACACAATCGATGAGCAAGTAAATATCATGAGGAAGATAAAAGATAAAAATCCTTCTTCACCGACTGCAGCAGCAATAGGAATTTCAGGTGACTATCTCGAACGCGCCGCAGAATTGGTGAACAATGGTGGAGTATCAATTTTATGCCTAGATGTTGCTCATGGTCATCATGTCTTAATGAGGGAGGCCCTTCATAAAATCAAGCGATCTTTTGGAGAAGAAATTCATATCATGGCTGGAAATGTTGCAACACGTATTGCTTTTGAAGATCTAGCTAACTGGGGAGCAGACTCTATCCGCGTCGGCATCGGCGGAGGATCGATTTGCTCGACTCGTATCCAGACTGGACATGGCGTTCCAACCTTTCAGTCAGTGAGTGATTGTTATTATGCTAATACAGATAGGGATGTAAAGTTAATCGCTGACGGCGGAATAAAGACTAGTGGCGATATCGTAAAGGCTCTTGCAGCAGGTGCAGATTTTGTTATGGTTGGATCATTGTTAGCCGGTACAACAGAGACACCAGGTACGGTTTATCACGGTAATAATCCAAGCATGCGTCCTTACAAGAAATATCGTGGCATGGCATCTGCCGAAGCACAAAGATCCTGGCGAGGAAGAACAAGTTCCTTGGAAGGTGTGTCTGTTACTGTGCCTTTTGTGGGCGGAGTTGACAGAGTTATTAATGAATTGGTTGTTGGTATACGCAGCGGATTGTCTTATAGTGGTTCAAGAGATATCCTAGAGTTACAATCTAACGCAGAGTTTATTACACAAACGTCTGCTGGCCTGATGGAAAGTAGAACGCATATTAAATATAGGGATTGATAAGTGGAATACGGAAAGTTAGAAAAGCGTATCAGTTTTATGGATACGGATAAAAGAAACGCTGATCTAATAGTAAGATTGAAGCACGACAGTCTAACTAAAACAAAGTTTTTCCGTGCTATATTAACAGGATATTTGGAGAATGATCCACTGATAAGGGAATTTATCGAAGCGATTAAAGAAGAGAACGCCTATCAAAGCAGAAAAAAATCAAAAATTAATAAAGAAATGATAGATGAAGGAATAAATAACGTTAGAAAAATTGGATTGAATGACAAAGAGATAGAAAATATTTTTGATATGCTAGAGAAAGAACATCCAGATTTATAAAATTTTTTGTTTTTTCAAAAAATAAAATACTATTTATAATTGATAAAGAGCCAACTTTATAGTTTGGCAACAGGAGATTTAAAAATGAGCAAAAAACTCTTAAACGAGCAAACTATTCAGAGATTTGGTAAGTTGGCAAACTTAGATTCCTCTCTTACTTCTAATTTCTTGAACAACACTGCTGCTAGCTTGGAAGAAGAAGCAGAAGAAGAAGTCGAGGCAGAAGAAGAAGTCGATATGGAAATGGACGACGAAGCAGAAGAGGCCGACATGGACATGGATATGGACATGGATCTGGACATGGATATGGGCGATGAAGCGGAAGCTGCCAATGCTGACGAATTAGTAGCCTCTATCGCTCGTGATTTAGAAGCTTTGGCTGCCCTGGCGGGAGCCGCTGTTGAAGTTGTCGGTGATGAGGAGGCAGAAGATGAGATGGCTCTCGAAGAGAATTCCGAAGAAACTATTGAAGAAGCAACCGAAGAAGATACCCTTGAAGAAGCCACTGAAGAAGCCATTGAAGAAGCCACTGAAGAAGCCATTGAAGAGGCCACTGAAGAGACTATCGAAGAATCCACTGACGAAGAGACTCTTGAAGAAGTCGTAGAAGATGATCTCGTTGCTGAAATTACCGCACGAGTTCAAAAGCGTATCGCAGAACTTCTGAAAGCCAAAAAGCAAGCTAATCAATAAACATTCTTACTATATAAAGATTCTAAATACCACGATATTATTATTTTCACATCGTGGTATTTTTTTATTTGAGGGTTAAATTGGACAGCATCATGATATTTTTCTCTGGAATTGTTTTGGGTACTTGTTTCGGGATAGCATATAGTGTTATCAACAATTCATCTGGAAATTTAGAAGCAGCCAGGATAGCAGATCTATACTGTTTGAAACTCTTGTCAGTATCACTGGAGGAAGCTAATTATATAAAACACACAAAACACAAGATGATGAAAAAGTTCAAGACACACTCACCAGAACATATTAAGTTGCTGAAGACTCAAGATGATTACAACGTTGGTAAGTGGAAAAAAGAAGCTATCGAAAGATTACTATCCAGACACCCAAAGAGCTATAAAAGTCTTGTGGGATATCACGATTGGGATTCAGCAGTGCGCTGGTTAAATAAAGAAACGAAAAAAAACATTTGACATTCAAAAATAATTTAGGTATAATTACTTATAAAGTGGAGTAAAAATGAAAATAACAGCTTGGAAAACTTCTAGAGTCGGAGAAAAATATTTTTATACTATGCAGATAGATAAAATTGAAGGCATCAGAGAAGAAAATAGATTAAAGAAATTATTTTCAAAATGGAAACTCCAAGCAGAAGGATATAATCCGAAAGATAAGACTTCCACTTTGATCTTCTTTAGAGCGTTTGGTAGTGATGACGAGTGGATCGATTGGGCACGTCAAGTCCCATATCCTCTCGTTGAGGTAGGCAAGAGCGGAAAAGAGAAGCCATATAAACTTGGATTAAATTATATTAACTCACCACGCCGAAGGGGGGAAAATGATTAAGTTACATGAAGAAGATATTGAAGAGGCAGATAGCACCAGTTCGGAAGAAGTAGTTCCACCTCCCACCGATCTTAGGATCATAGGTTTATTTGGTGAGGTCGCAGAGAAGAAATCGGAAGAAATAATCTATGCCCTGCTGTTACTAGCCAGTGATTCGAAAGAAGACATAGAACTATATATTTCTTCTCAGGGCGGCACCGCTGTTGACATGTTTGCTATGTATGACGTGATACGATCTGTGAGAGATCAAGTAGATATCTCAACAATTGGAGTAGGAAAAGTTATGTCTGCTGCTGTTATTCTTTTGGCTTCAGGGACAAAGGGTAAAAGAAAGATTGGACGTCATTGTCGAGTCATGTTGCACTCGGTGATCTCATCTAATCAGGGCGCGCTGAAAGATCTTCGTAGTGAACTGGAAGAAGTCGAGTATACACAGGATTTGTATACAAAAGTCTTGTGCGAGGAGACAAAACTCACAAAAGAAAAGATAGACGAAATAATCTCTCAGAACATCAACGCCTATCTGTCAGCAGAAGAAGCCGTTGAGTACGGTATTGCTGATGAGATTATATAAGGAGAAAACTAGAAATGCCTGTTATCAAGGGTTTGCACGCTAAACTATTGGCTCAAAGAGTAAAAAAGACAATGACAGAGAAAGGGTATGCCTTTTTCGAAAGCGGAAAATTTAATGTAAACATAGTAGGAATAAGATCATCCAATAAGCGAGCCAACGAATTTGATGACATGATTCTTCTTCTTTATAAAAATAAAAAAGAAGAATGGGAGGTAATATCTTCTGTTATAACCACTGATCCAGGAGAATATTATCTCGTAGATAACCCCGTTAACAGCAAAGGGACTGCAATTTTAATACCAGATCAATATAGGGGAGTATACCAAATCGGAATTCATGCTGAAAGTAATAAAAACTTTGCTCATGAAGCATTGTGCCAAAGAGGGGCTAAGCTTCGAGTTTGGCGTGACAATAACTTCGATAACATCTTGGATCACAATCCAGAGTCAGTAGACGAGGGGTGGTTCGGAGTAAATATCCACCGCAGCAAATCTTCTGGTGTTGCTAATTATGTGGGAGCATACTCGGCAGGTTGCCAGGTTTTTAAAAATAGTACTGATTTTAAGTTGTTTTTGGATGTCGTGAAGCGCTCACGCGATCTATATGGTAACAGCTTTACATATACTCTTTTAGAAGAAAAAGATTTCGAGGAATAAATAATAATATGGATGAATTGGATAAATTAATTAAAGAGAGATATAAAAAAAAGAAAGACAAGTTTAATTTTCAGGAGCTTTTAGAACTTGTTGAAGGCGTTCTTGATACAGATTATTTAATTGAAAAAGAAGATCGATCTCCAAGTATGGAGAGGGGAACCAGTGAACAAGGTGAGTATTTTTTACCAACCATAAAAATCACAGAAGCATGGGGAAAGCCAGGAACAAAAGATCGCGAAATAATAGAGCAGTTTACAAAAAAAATCCCTGGAGCCACTCTGGAAGAGAAATTGGGAAATATCAACGCAGTTATCAGAGACGCAGATCCCAACGCTAAGATACCGCAGATCTTATCTTCCATGGTCATGATCGAAATATTGAATTCTATTTTGGGAGAATTCACAGAATCTGCTGGTGGTTTCATGTTTGAGGCATTTTTAACAGGATTGTTTGGCGGACAATCGGTACAGATAGTTGACGTTAGCCAACAGGAACAAGAAACGTCTGCTACTGGAAAGCCAATCACCGATGTTGTTTTGGGAGGCCGAGAGTATTCTCTAAAGCTTTTAGGTCCGAGCACTGGTGTCAAAGGTTCGTTTAGGAATATGGTTGAGCACTTCAAAGGTCGTGATCACATTGTGTATTTAGATGCGCGCCGATCACCGAATGGTCTAGAATTTGGAGAGTTCGTTATAACATTGGGTGATTTTGCAAAAGTATTCATTGACCCGTTAGTCAAGCAGGTTACTAGAAAGGGGGATGAAGCGTTTCAAACAGATAGTGCCTCTGAATTGAAGAAATTTATAAGCAACTTAATCAAACAGAAGAAATCTCTCAAGAAAGTGAAATTGGGGAAAAAAGGATTTATCGAAGGGAAAGCAGATACTGTCTTCCAATATTCGCCGACCGCCGAAAATTTAAGTGAAGTCAGACTAAATGAGAAAGATATGAATACATTTATTAACAAGCTTATGAAAACCGACAATGAGGAACTTCAACAGTTTGCTCCATTCAA